TTGTCAAACTGATATTCAGCTTTTGATTTTCTGAACTGAATTGGAAGAATTTCATAACCTTTTGATATAACATATTCTTTGATTTTTAGAGATTTTTCATCGTCAGATGCATATATATTTAAAGCCGTTGTGAGAGTCTCTAACGGGTAATAATGTCGTAAATATCCACATGCAAATCCTAAAAATGAATATGGGTCGGCATGATTCTTTGAAAACAAATAATTAGATGCGTCAATAATAACTTGTAAAAATGATTCAATAATCTGTTCTGCATCTTCTTGTTCTACATCATAATCATCTTTCATTGTCTTTATAAAACCTTTAATATAGTGTTCAGATTTTTTACCATCTATATTGGTCATATATCCGCCGTCTTTTATAATCGGAATATCTGTTTCAGTTCCAGTTTTCTTACTAAAGTGACGACGTACAATATCAGCTTCTCCCATTGTAAATCCACAAAATCTATGTAAGAATTCAATAATCTGTTCTTGGTACACCAAAAATCCGAGTGTAGGTGCCAAGAATTTGTTTAACTCATCATTCCCATTGTCTCGATAAATACCTGCTGCCAATTTTGTTCTGTATGATTCACCAGCCGGTCGAATTGCTCCATTAGCCATACTCATCAGATCGATGTATGATAAACCAGGATTTTTCTCTTTAATTTTTTCAATAACCTGTGGTCGTAGAATATCTCTAAGATACGATCCAGCAAAATCAGATTCAAACTGAAATATTAAAGTTGTATCTTTTGCAATATCTTCCCATACTCCTTTATCCTCAAAATCCAGATTATCAGGTGTCAAAAACGGAATTCCTACCGCATCACATGTCTTGTAGATAAGCCCAACACAATCTAATCCCAATACATCAAGTTTTACGAAATTTAACGAGTCGATTTCTTTCATATTAATTTGCGAAATAGGTTTTTCGTCTGATGAAATATATAACGTCCCAAATACATCATCTACTGGATAAGGGGCTACAACTAACCCAGCCGCATGTCTACCTAAACTTGTGATCGTGCCAACTACGATATCCACATACTCAAACAGCTCTGAGTATTGCAAGCGATATTTTTCTTCTACAAATTCATGTTTATTCTCATCTTCCTGAACAAGATTTGACAATACCTGTGTTTCTTGTGGAGTCATCCCTAACGCACGTCCAACATCTTTGATTGCACCTTTCATCTTGACAGTATTAAATGTAATGATGTTACAACAATGTAATTTTTCTCTATTGAATAGATATTCTCTTACTTTCCATCTATCTTCTTTAAACCAATCTGAATCGATATCGGCAAGACTAACTCTCTCCTCATTCATGAATCGCTCGAAGTTCAGATTAAATCTTATTGGATCAACTTCTGTAATTCCTAATAAATATGCAATTAAGCTTCCAGAAACAGAACCTCTTGAATATCCATATTTAACTCCATTTTTTCTTAATTCCGTTTTATAATCTTCCTCTAGAAGCATAAAGTCTAATGCATTGTTATGGATATATGTTTTCAATTCATATACAATTCTGTCTTGGTATTCTTTATAATTCTTCTTTTTGTCAATACCTCTCCATTTAATCCCTGATGATATTTTCTTTTTTATTTCTAACAAAGAATCGTCATACAACTTTGGATATTTATATGAATAATCAAGCTTGAATTCTTCAATTCTGTCAGCCATTTTATTTGTTTCTTCTATTGCTTTTATATAAACATCTTTTGCAATAGCAAATTGTTTTTCATATGCAGATACTAATTCATCGTAACTTTTAAAGGTCATATCCCATGCAGATTCACTATCAAATTTAACATCTTTGCTTTTCTGCATAATAGCTCGTCCACGCATATGCTCATCATTTAAGGAATGCGTGTCTGTTCCTGCAATAAGCGGAATGCCATACTGTTCAGAGATTTTCACAAGATATTGATTATACTTTATCTGCATATCATCACAATGATGTTGAATTTCTAAATAGCATCTATCTTTATTTTTGATAAGAAAGTTCAGAAAATCTTCTTGAATATCAGGTGTTCCACTTGCTAAAATCCCTCCAATGCAAGCTGTTGTGATTAAAATATTTTCAGAAGTATTTATTAGCTCTTCAAACGAAATTCTAGGTTGATAATAAAAATGACCATCTCTTACAAAAGCCTTTGAAGATAAAGTATTCAGTTCCTTTACACCTTCATAATTTTTAGCAATTAGCACACAATGATAATTATCACGAACTTGGAATTTATTTTCTTCTAAAAACTCATATATTTTATTCTGCGCTTCTTCTGGATCAGTACCCAATAATGATTCACATAATTCGGTATCATCAGGATATTGATACAATTCTTTTGTTACATAGAATTCTTCTGCATGAATATATTTCATACCAGCCTTTTCAATCGCGTTTTTCTTGTGAACCCATTCAAGAACACTTCCATGTTCTGAGAACGCCATCGCTTTCATACCAAGAGATTTTGCATAGTCAATATATTCGTTGTATTTTGTAACACTATCGATATTTGTGACTCCATTTGATAAATCACTATGTAAATGATAAACTACATAATTCTTCTCCACTTACTCACCTCAGTTCTATAAATCATTTAACCAAGACATATCGTCCTCGCCAAGTATTTCGCCCGGTGTATTAGATGCAATGTCCGCCCCAACACCTGCAAAAATATTATCTTGCTGCTCTTTCTTGGCATTTAGCTTGTCCAAATATTTTTTATATGGCAGATGTACATTCGGAGAGTAAGCACACAATGTAGAAAAGTAATAGCTTTGTTTCTCTACCTGATCGTCTGAGTCCCAAAATTCATTTTCTGCTTCTGACAAATTACTGTCTTTTAGTTTCTGATATCTATTTTCTTTTTCTTCAATTTCGCAAATTGTGTCAATGATATCTGTCGTCCATTTATTCAAAAGCTCGTCTGTAATCGGAACCGTTACAATACAATCATTCATTTTATATTTTTCTTGCACCTCTTCCGGAAGACATTTGATGTCATTTGTTTGCATAAGAAGATCAAGATACTCCAACTGTTTCTCCTCGTATCCACATTTTTTTAACCACATCTTCACACTGGTCTGCAACTTCACACCAATCTGATTTCTTTCAATTTCTCTCGTTGTCCATTTCCCATTTGCTTGCTGACAATCAATTGAGACATACTTTAGAAAATCCCATGAGATGCGAATCTTGTCCATTGGAATCCCCATTTGATTCAGAGCAATTGCATACACAATTAACTGTCCGCATTCGTTTTCTGCTTTTTTACCTTTGTAAATGGAACTTGTTTTCCAATCTAAGATATGATAATTACCGTCATCATCCTTATAAACAGCATCAATATATCCCTGGAATACGTTGTTTCCAATTTTTGCAGTAACAAATCTTTCGATTTCCATATGCTGTTTAAACATTTTGTGATGATTAAAGAAATGCTTTAGACATTCATAATATTTTTGTTTGACACTTTCATTTTTCTTTTCGTCATTTCTGTCAAATTTTAGATCCGCCACTTCTGCGGTTAACCAAGAGTCTTCAAATTTTTCATCCATTTCTTCATATTTAATATGTCCTAAATACAAGTTTTCCATAATATCATGTGACATCCCACCAGTTACCACATAAATACAATCATCTCTGTCTTCTGGAACATGCTTAATATATTTTAGATAGTACTCATATGGAGATGTATGGTATGCATTGAATTTAGACCAACTCCATAATCGATCAGTTTTGTAATAAGACATAATCTCTTTTAATTCTTCTCTTGTTTTTCTTCCTATGATAAACACCTACTTTCGTAACGATTTTAAATATTCTTTGTGTTCATGATCGTCATATACAGTCCTGTATTTCACCATGAACTCATATATCTGATTTCGCGCATCTGCTGGCGAATCTTTATCACCTATGATTCCCCATCTGTCGTACATATAGCTCACTTTTCTAATATGATAGAATTTCTCGCAGCAATGTCTTACATGATTAATATCAATATCCTTATCAAAACAGATAATTATTTCCTTATTTAAACCGATTAATATCCTTGCCTGTTCATCTGATATTTCATGTCCAGAAACAGCAACGCATGTCGAATCACAAAGACTGTCTCTTTTTAATACAGATTTTTCACTTTCTACAACCACGACATAATTTGATTTTTCAATCGACTCTCTATTTTCATATAAACCATATAAGTTGATTTGCTTTGGATATCCTGGAGTAATGTAATATTTTTTGATATCGAATAGATCATAATTTTCAACCGTTGTCCTCATGTTGTATCCCATTAACTCGCCGGTAAGCCAATACCGTAATGGAATTACATTTCTCTTGTATTTATAGCTGTATCCAAGACTAAATTTTTTGACCGTCCACGGCATGACACCTTCTTTATACCAGTCTATATGTATATAAGGAACAAATGTATCAAGCTCTTTCTCATCACGCACTTCAAAATCAAGTACATTAACCTTTTTTCGCCTTGTTTTAACCTTTTTAAATATCTGTAATGGGTCTATTTTTTCTTTTTTCTTTTCTTCCCTTTTGAATGAAAGTTCAAGATCTAAAATCTTGTGTAAATTTTTCACAGCTTCCCATGTCGTATGCTTCTTATGTTTGGCATATAAATTGTATTGAACGAGTGTGATTATGTCTGATTTATCATCAAAAAATGTTTCCCTTGTATAATCTGTGACATTTAAATATTCGTTATTTTTTACAGTCACACATGATTTGTTGTCGCCATCTATATTTCCGCACGAATAATATTCTTTGTTTTGATGGTAAACAATGTGGTGACAACCTATCTCTTGCAACACAAACTCAATCTTATTTTCTTTATATATGTAAGTTTTTAATTCGCTAATCGTCACAACACTGTTTACCGCCTTTCTAAAAGTCTACTGGAACATTTGTTATTCCAATCTCTTTGATAATATTTCTGGACATATCATGCTCAATTACTACCTGATATCTATTTGCCGAACCTTCACGATTCTTAATAATAAATAGAATCTGATAATGTTTGTCCTTATCTAGTTTTACCGGAATTTTCGTCTTTCCATTTTTACCTTCTAATTTATATACTCTTAATTCTCTCTTTTCCCCTGTATATTCATCATCGTATAAATCACGAATCATGATACATGTTGATGCAACATCAATGATATTTTTAGACATCCCGATATTATCCTGTGTATAATACCTTTGCTTCACACTACCCTTTGCCAGCTGAAATGTAATTAAAATATGAAGGTTTTTCGCCTCTGGCTTAATAACATCATTAATCTTTACCATGTTCTGTTGCATTTCAAGCCATGATTTTTCACTTACATTACCTGCGTCAAGTTTAAATGTATCCAAAAGAAAATACTTAACTCCCATACTTGAGTATTTCTTTATTGTTTTTATCGCATTTTCTGTTTTATATTGTTGGAATGGAAGAATTGTAATGATATGATTGTCTGTTTGTTCTTTTAGCCAATCTGCTGCCTTGTATAGAATTTCTTTTGTTCCTTTTTCAAAATGTCCATCTCTTACAACATGCTTCTGTAGATCATCTTTAATGATGTTATTTGCTACAAATACAAGAAGTTCCCTCTGCCACTTTCCTAAACCGTCCTCATTAACAATGATTACAATTCTTTCTTTTTCTTTTATGGCTGTTGGGATAACTGCATTTCTTGCAAACGTTGATTTGCCGACATTACTCAAACCGCCAACCAAAGTAATACTCCCCAGATATTGACCACCGGTTTCTTTCGTAATAATATCCATATTGTTATATGGAAGACCGACTGCATACCCCTCGTCCAATTTCTCAATCAACTCGTATATTCCGTCACAAATGTCGTAACTTTTTACATCGTAATCAATGTTTGAAAAAATATCGTTGAGCTGCGCTTCCCACTCATTGTAAATTTCCTCCGCGGTCATATCACAATAATCACTTAATCTGTCATTAACTGCGCAACGCATTTTTGCCAATTTAATTACGCTATTCCATTTACGAAGTTCGTCAATATATCCGTAAAGATTTTCTGATTTTACATATCCACCTGCTGCTTCAATAGTTTCATATCCGCCATACTCGTCATATTTTTCTCTTAATTTCGGATGTTTCTCAAGATACAACCCAACAGTAATTTCATCTAACGTTTTTTTCTTTTCTACCTTTATAATGTCATCCGCAATTGTCCAGTAAACTCTCCAAACATTATTGCCAAACTCTTCTAAATGCAAATTTGTCTCATAAATCAAATCTGAATTTTTGTATAAAATCGCAACAATATTTGCCTCATCAGCTTCTTTATATTTGTTTACTTGTTTGATAGTTTCAATTAATTCCTTTTCAAATGGTGTTAATTTTTTTGCGTTTGTTTTTGTTGCCATTTGTTAATACGCTCCTTACCATAAATTTTTCAATTTGTCGTTCTTCAATTCTTTGGTCTTTGTTTGGTAATGAGCTGCTTTATGCGTCAGAATTTCAGTATCCATATTTTCGACTTTTTCATCGTTGCGTTCTTTTCTTTTAACCATCTCATAAACGTCATTAATATTGTTTTTTACAATTGCACAAATGTAATTAACCTTTTGCATTTCTGACTCAAATGTTTTTCCAGATAATGCAGCCAATATTCTTGGTCTGCATATCTGGAATGTGTATAAAATGATTTTGTATGGATACTCAGCCTGATTTTCAATAAGTCTATTTTCGATAAACTTTCCCGTTCTTATCCCTTTTAATTTTCTGCAAATGTTTTGCGGAATGTTTTGATTATCGTCGTAAAATAAGATCTCTTTTTTTACATAGTTATACAATTCACTCCACTCTTTTTTCTCAACTTCTGTCATCTTTATCGGTTCAGGCTTTACTCTCATTACATCACCACCTTAAGCAACAATACTTAACGCCTGTTCAGCAATCGATAAATCATCAATCAAAGTTGGATTTGTATATCCGTGTTCTTTTGAAAACTCAAGAAGAGGCTTAATTGCTTCCATATTCCCTTTGTTATCTTTAATAAAATCTTTAATCTGTTCAATTACAGATTCGATTTTTTTCTCTTCCTTTTTCTCAGCCTCTTTTTTAGCAAGCTCTTTCAGCACTTCCGCTTCTTTTTCAGCCTGTTCTTTTTCGGACTGTTCAAATGTTTTCCCAGATTTAGCCTGCTCTGCTTTAATTGCATCTGTAATCGCCTGGATAAATTCATCTGTATCAAATGCAACCTCATCAACAATATCTGCAAAACGGGATCCGCTGTCTAACGCCATATTGTCATCTCTAAACTTGATTTTTCTATGCTGATCAACAATTTTATTTACAGTGATATCTTTTTTTGTTACAATGTTTTTCTTTCCGGTTTTTTCTGTAACAATTGTTCTGTCATAGTACCCAAGCCCAAGGAAATGCATTTTCTTTTTCAGTAGATTGAAATAAACCTTTTCAACATCTGATGTTAATGTCTGATAAGTTGTTCCTGTTGCAATATCTGTTACTTCTTTGTTCTTTACATGTCCAATAACAATTGTTGCTACACCAACTTTTCTTAAATCTTTAATGATATTGAACATAAGCTCAAATGCTTTTGCCTGACCTTTCTGGAATCCATTCCATGCTCCATCAATTGTATCTGCCTTTTTATCCATGTGGTCTTTGTTCCACAATCTAATCGCTTCCTGCTCTGCCAACTTAATCCAACCATCGTATGTATCCACCACAATTGCTCTTAAATCTGCATAATCTGTCGTTTTATTATCAATAATATCTTCTACGATATCTTCTACATCTGCCCATTCATCACAATCTTCATACACAATTCCTTCGATTGCATCTGCACCGGCTTCTCCATTCATCTCAAGAAAAATGTATCCTTCTTCTCCTGCTAACTTTTCACATACTTCTTTAATAAGTGTTGTCTTTCCAATTTTAGGTTCCCCTAATAAACAAATGTTATATTTAAGCGGATCAATTTTTACTTCATTTTTCTTTCCAAATCTTCTTGCCATAAGTTGTTGTCCTCCAAAATTAAATGTATTGTGTTTTGTATTATTTTCTGTCTATGCAGTTATGTACTGCATAGACTTGTTTGCAATTCATATTTATAGTTTCTTATTTGTGTTTATCTTAAGTTGTGTATTTTAACCAAGTGCATCAAGCCAAGACATATCGTTTGGATTTGTTGCCTCCTCATTTGTCTCATCTTCTCCATGAGTATCTTCAACTGCATCTTCTGATTCTTCTTCATACATAAAATCAAGAGTTAAATCATCTTCATCATATTTCTGTTCAAACTTCTGAAGCACTGGTGTTTTTGCCCCGTCTTTCCCTTCAACATTTTTAATCAATGGTTTTCTAATAACCATTCTCTTTTCTTTTCCTGAATTCACTGTACATTTCTGAAGAGCTTCTTCTAATGTAAATACTCCAATCTCAATAAGGGTTTTAACATCATCAGGAATGTCATCTTCTGTTGCTGTTACAACTGCGCCGCCCTCAATCAGATCTCCTTCAAATGTAATCTCTGTAACTCCTCTTTTTACCTTGAAAAGTTTTTCAATTACTTTCTGTGAAATTTCTGGTTTAGTTAGGTCAAGTTCATACTCAAATGCTTTGTCATATGGGATATTGCATCTAACTTCTTTACCTTTGTACTCTTTTACATAATCGAGAATCTTTGCATAGATAGGTAAAATTCCTGTTGATTTGTCCGGCTTTCCAACGCTATCCCTTGTAAGCAACATTGTCTGTGTGAAGTTGGCATGATACTTACTTCTGTCATCTGCTTTGGAAAGCACAAGACTAGAAATCTCTTTTCTTACTTTTACATTTCCTTCGTATGAAGAATATTTAAGCTGTCCTTTTACATTAACAACCATTCCATCCTCAAGGTTTTCATTGATATAAGCAATCATGTCATATGGTGTTAAGAATTTCTTATAAAATACTTTTCCATTTTTATCTTTTTCAAGACCAACAGTCATGAAGCATAAATCACCTACAGATTCCAGAATTTTTTCATCAAATCTATCATCCCAATCAATTGTGAATCTGTTTTCGAAATCGTCTTTTCCGTCTTCGTCTTTTCCATGCACATAAACAACATTGTCACGTTCTGCACCATATCCACCCATGAGTTCTGCATAAACTGTTCCACACACATCACCACAATCAACTCCAAGATTTAAGGAGTTATAAACCCAATCAGATTTCTCGGAACGCTCGTCCAATTTGTATGTATAATCAGCATTAATCTTTGCCTCTCCAACTAACACAAATGAATTTGCCCATCCTTTTTTCTCTAATACTGCCTTTTCTTTTCTTGCCATAAATTCAATCTCCTTCTAAATGTATATTTTTTATATGTGAACGACCGCGTAGCAGCCGGAACATAGAGTTACTAATATGTAAATTTCTATGTAAACCCCGAAAATGGGTGCATTTAAGAAACTGTCGCTCTTTCACGACAAATTTTTAAAATATTCAATTCTATAATTGTGATTTATAGAAACTATTGATTTGCAATTTTATATGTGAATTATCTTACTCAATTGATAATTCTCTTAGATCTGCAACTGTCAAATCAGTTACATAGAAGAATTCTGTGTGTGATCCAAAATCTATTTTTAATTTATCATTCTCAAGATATAATCGTTGGTAATATGCCTTGAATCCTCTGTCTTCTAATACTTTATGTATATCTCTCCAAAGCTCTTTTTTGTTCCTCGGATGAGATATGCCCTTGATCTCGTTTTTGTTTGTATGAAATTCCAGTTTCATTCGATTTTCACCCCCAACAAACGTAGCAACCATGCGGGTTCGTGAAATACAAATTTTTGAATTTTTATATTATTGCACATCTTATTCGCCATTTTATTCTAATTCACTCTTGTCAATTCTTTGTCCACACTTCGGACAAAAATCATATTCATCATAATCAATTTCATAATGTTCATTACAGTTTGGACAGATCCATATGTCCCATATAAATGTTCCATCTGGGGCATACCCGTCTCCCTCGATACTTGGTTTCTTCGCTGTATCACGAGATTCCAATTCATGTATATGTTCTGTTGTAATCCCAGGCATGACTCTAACAAAACGGATGATGTCTAACAATGTTCCATAATTTTTAGGAGCCTCATCGTCATCTTTGAAGCCATACAAAAGATTCAATACATCTTCTTTTTTTACCATTTCTTATTCTCCACAATCAAATACCTAGTTCTGTTTTATATGTAAGCCTATCCATATTACAAATCCTGTCTTTCTGGTAAATTTGCAATTTGTCTTGCTAATTTTGCCTGTTCTTCCCAATCTAGTTCATTACAACATAATTCATATAATCCTTCGTCATCATCTTCTTCATATTTTTGCATACACATAAAATCTTCAACCTCACTTTTCCACTCAATAGGACAATAATCACAAATGTATTTTGTATATTCACAACAAAAACAATCATTTCTTATATAATATCCTTCTCTGTCACAATATTCTTTTTTTAACCCTTCGATATATTGATCTCTCTTTTCTTTTTCAATCTCATCTGCAATCCAGTTCCACATTTTTCTGTGTTCTGAAATTGCTTCTTCTCTTGTCAACTCCATATTTTTTATTCTCCTTATGAAATAATTCTTCTTTCAATTTTTACTATCAACAAGCCAAGTAAATAAGTGCAATCACATAATGTATAATTTGATCCTGAGTATAAGTTATTTTATTCCATCTTGCTTTTAATGCATCTGTTACTACATGAACAATAAAAACAATTGGTAGCTGCCATGTAAATCCAAACACAATATAAAATGGGACACAATACAGAAGACAGTGTACAAACAAGTGATACCAGTTCTGACCTTTTGTCTTTGCAATAAAATCACATTGTAAAACGTAGTCACCGATCAAATGACACATAATAATATTTAATATCGTCATATTTCTTATTCTCCTCTAATCTAATAATCCATCAAGAAATTTTGTAACTTTATAAACATCAAATTTAGATCCTGCTGCTTTAGGATGACCACCTCCACCATATTTTTTAGTAATCATACCCATATCAATATCATCTCTTATTGTCCTGTACGAAACCGAACATGTACTCATATTTACAATTGCAATATAATCGAGTTCTCTATTCAATTTGCATAGTTCGTTTCCTAGCTCGCTGATGTATTTATCTGCAAAAACAATTCCATACATATATTCTCTATCACATTTAACAATAATCATTTTATCTTTATCTTTGATA